ACGGCAGCGTGGCTTACGGCTTCCGTCGGTCTGGCCGAGGTAATCATCGGAGCCGGTCTTACTGGGTATCTCAACCTTGCGAAGTCGGATCACAAAGAGGGTGGAATAACTTTTGAATCAGCAAAGGCTGCTGGTTTCAAGCAGGATAGCGGGGGCAACTATAATAACCCCGCAATTTAGAACGGGGGATAATAATGAATACTATTATTACAAAATTTAAAACGAGCGCGACACTATGGACTGTTATTGGCGCATTTGCTCTCGCGGCAGTCAATCTGATTTATGGGAGCAACAATACCGCTTCGAGCATTGCTAGCGCAATCATCGCGATAATCCCTGCCTCTATCTACATCTACCAGAAGTTCAAGCTGAGGATTGTATATGCGGACTCTAATAGTGACGGAAAGATTTCTGTGGAGGAACTTGTTGCTGCTATTAAGATTGCTTTTGAAGATAGCGATAAAGAACTGAAAACAGTATCAGATGCTATAGGGACTATTGTTGATATCATTTCAAAGAATACAAGTGTCTCAACGTCAAACAGTGGTACAACTTAACTTCTATAAAAGGAGAATTTTGTATGATAAAGTTTAGACAAAAGGGTGATTTCTCTAAACTGACACGTTTCTTGGAGAAAGCCAAAGAGGCTGTACGTCTCGGAGATCTCGACAAGTATGGTCGGGAGGGAGTAGCCGCCCTTGCGTCTGCAACACCTGTCGATTCCGGTCTTACAGCTGATTCGTGGCGTTATGAGATAACCAACAAACAAGGATCGGTAAAGATTACTTTTTATAACTCAAATATTCAAAATGGAGTTCCAATTGCCATTATTCTACAGTATGGTCATGGAACTCGAAACGGCGGCTGGGTACAGGGGCGAGACTACATCAATCCTGCTATCCAGCCTATTTTTGACAAAATCGTAAATGAAGCATGGAGGGAGGTTACTAAGCTATGAGCAGGACAATCGATTCAAGAGTTGTTGAGATGCAGTTTGACAATAAACAATTTGAGTCAAATGTCAAAACCACAATGTCAACTCTTGATAAACTTAAACAAAGTTTGAATCTGTCCAGAAGTTATGACAGTATGTCAGGACTTAGCGAGGCTGTAGAATCAGTTCGTATAAAGTTTTCGTCTCTTGAGGTCATGGCAGTAACAGCCCTCGCAAATATCACCAATTCTGCGATTAATGCCGGAAAGAGGATCGTTTCAGCTCTAACTATTGATCCGATAAAGACTGGTTTCTCAGAGTATGAAACTAAGATCAACGCTATCCAGACGATCATGTCCAATACTGCGAGTAAGGGTACGACCATGGAGGACGTTACGCGAGTCATCGACGAGTTAAATACATATGCTGATAAGACGATTTACAACTTCGCTGAGATGACCCGCAATATCGGTACCTTCACGGCTGCTGGAGTCGGTTTGGAAGAATCAGCAAAAGCCATTCAAGGTATTGCTAACTTAGCGGCAGCATCCGGTTCGTCTTCGCAGCAAGCATCTACGGCAATGTACCAGCTTTCTCAGGCGATAGCGGCTGGTACAGTAAAACTTATGGATTGGAATTCAGTCGTCAATGCTGGTATGGGTGGCGAAAAGTTTCAGGAAGCTCTTAAGCAGACAGCTAGAGAATATGGAATTGCTGTAGACCAAATTATCGAAGCAAATGGTTCGTTTAGAGACTCGTTGCAAGAAGGATGGCTTTCCGCTGAAATTTTGAATCAGACTTTGAGTAAATTCACTGTCGAGGGTGCGACAAAATACGCCAAGAGTATGATGGAGTCTGGTAAATGGACTCAGGAGCAGGCTGATGCTCTTATTGCTGAAGCTCAAGCCATGGAAGATGCCGCCACTAAAGTCAAGACCTTTACTCAGTTATGGGACACTTTGAAAGAATCCGCTCAATCTGGATGGGGTAAAAGCTGGGAAATTATTATTGGCGATTTCGAGGAAGCTAGAGATCTTTTTACTGAAATCAGTAATGTATTCGGCGGTCTCATCGATAAATCAGCAGATGCTCGTAATGAGATATTGCAATTCTGGAAAGACAATGGTGGTCGTGCAGCACTTATTGATTCATTTAGAAACTCGTTTGAAGCATTGGGACGAGTTTTAAAACCTATTGGAGAAGCTTTTAGAGAAATCTTTCCTTCAATAACTGGTGCTCAATTAGTCTCTATAACAGAAGGACTTAAGAATTTTACAGAAGCCCTCAAAATAGGAGACGAAACTGCTAAAAACATTAAAGACACATTCAAAGGTTTCTTTGCTCTTCTTGATATTGGTAAGATGGCTTTAACAGCAATCGTTGGAGGTCTTCTTTCTCTTACTAAAGCATTATTCCCGGTTACTGGTAATTTTCTTTCGGTAACTGGAGGTATTGGAGATTTTATAGTTGCTATTCGTGATGCATTAAAGTCTTCGGATACATTCAACGTCGCAATTCAAAATGTCGGTAAAGTCTTAAAACCAGTCGCAGAAGGAATTGTAATGTTTACTGATCTGATAGCAAATGCATTTAAAGCTGTCAGGGCACCAGACATGAGTGGTATTGACGAGTTCACTGGTCAAATAGAAGAAAGATTTCAACCCTTAATTAAACTGGGTGAAGCTTTTAAAAGTTTCCTTTCTTTCTTCTACAATCTAGCATCCACAATCGGTGAGATACTTAGTAAATTGAGTGACAGTATATTTAAATCGCTAAACGATGCTAATTTCAATTCTATATTTGATTTCATAAACAGCGGCTTATTTGCTGCAATATTATATGGAATTAAAAAGTTTATAGATTCATTAACAAATATAACAGATAGCGCCGGAGGATTCTTATCTGGTATTACCGGTATCTTTGATGGAGTTAGAGGTTGTTTAGAAGCTTATCAATCACAATTAAAAGCAGGTGTATTGTTAAAAATTGCCATATCTATTGGCATATTAGCAGCCGCTTTGTTAACTATATCAATGATAGATTCCGAAAAACTTACAGTTTCATTAGGCGCTATGACGATAATGTTTGTAGAACTATTTGCCGCTATGTCAGCGTTTAGCACTCTAACTGGACCTCGTGGTTTTTTAGCGATGACACAAATTACAACTGGAATGATAGGTTTATCTGTAGCAGTTCTCATACTTGCATCGGCAATGAAAAAGTTGGGTAATCTTGATTGGGATGGTGTAATTAAAGGCCTTGTTGGTGTAGCGGGGTTATCTGTTATATTAATACAAACCTCAAAAGCATTAGAAACAAGTTCGAAAAGTCTGATATCAGCGTCCGTAGGTTTTATTATATTTGGCACAGCAATTCTAATCCTTACCCAAGCTGTAAAACAGTTAGGAGGTCTAGATCTTGCCGACTTGGCTAAAGGATTAGTTGGAGTCGGTGTCTTAATGGCTGAGTTAGTGTTATTTATGAAGTATGCTGATCTGAGTGGAATGGGAGCAATAAAAAGTGTTGGAATTCTACTTTTAGCAGCTGCTATAACTGTCTTAGCCGATGCAGTAAAGAAATTAAGCAGTATTAATCTTGGTGATTTGGTTAAAGGGCTTTCCGGACTTGCGGTTATGTTAACTTCTATTGCGATGTTTATAAAAGCTGCCGGTAATGCTAAAAATGTAATCGCAACAGCCGCTAGTTTAACTATTCTTAGTGTTGCTATGAACCTATTTGCAGCTGCTATTATAAAGATGGGTAATATGTCATGGGAAGAAATGGGCAGAGGATTGATATCCTTTGGCTCAGCTCTTGGTGTTGTGACATTGGCTCTCATAGCACTACCTAAAGATATTTTTATAAAATCACTTGCTTTGATGGATGTTGCTGGCGCTATGTTACTGTTATCACAAGCATTAAAAGCATTTAGTAGCATGTCATGGGAAGAAATAGCAAAGAGTTTAACATCATTAACTGTTTCTTTAGGGCTTATTATAGGCGCTTTTGTTCTACTATCGAAAACAAGTTCAATAGTTGATGCCCTTGCTTTTAGTGTTCTTGCTG